GATATAATTGATTATTGTTATCCAAATGCCACAAAAATTGAATTATTTGCTAGAAGAAAATTATTAAAAGAAAATTGGTCTTATTGGGGTAATGAAGTTTAAATGATACCTTTTCCTAACAAAAAATATAATATTATTTATGCAGATCCAGCTTGGCATTTTAAACATTGGAATGATGAAACTGTAACAAGAAAAGCACCTTATGATGTTATGTCTAAAGAAGATATTAAGAATCTTCCTGTTAAAGATTTAGCAGATGATAACTGCATATTGTTTGTTTGGGTTACTTTTCCTAAATTACTTGATGGTTTAGAAACTATTAAAAGTTGGGGTTTTGAGTATAAAACAGTTGGTTTTAATTGGGTAAAAAAAAATAAAAAAGCAGACAGTTTTTTTTGGGGTATGGGATATTGGACTCGTAGTAATAGTGAATTATGTTTAATTGCTACAAAGGGAAAACCTAAACGAGTATCAATGGGTGTTCATCAAATAGTTTATGAACCTATTAGAGAGCATAGTAGAAAACCTGATTGTGTTAGAGATAAAATTTTAGAACTTTGTGGAGATTTACCAAGAATAGAACTGTTTGCTAGACAACGAGTAGAGGGTTGGGATTGTTGGGGAAATGAGGTATAAGAATCAATAATGAAAAGCGACATAAATAAGGCAGAAAAAAAGAAACAATTAGGCAGACCACATAAAGCTATTGATGAAAAAATATTAGCAAATCTAAGTCAGATTGGTTGCACACAAGAAGAAATAGGTAGCATTGTTGGAATATCTGCAAGAACATTACAAAGAAGATTTGCCGATTTATTAGAAGTTAATAAAAACAAAGGTAAAGCTAGTTTAAGAAAAAGAATGTACGAAAAAGCTATGAAAGGTAATGATAAACTTTTGATTTGGCTGTCTAAAAATTACCTAAACATGGTAGATAAAGTTCATACAACATCTACAACAGAACCCTTACCATTAATCATTGAGGCAAAAGCAGAAGAAGTAAAAGATTTGAATGGCAAAGAAAAAGGGTAATCTTTATGGCAAGGTCATAGCCTACGAGCCAACTTTTCACAAAACATCAATAGGTCGTAATCCAAGTAAAACTAAAATGAATAAACATAAACGAAGATCATTTAAAAAATACAGAGGTCAGGGTAAATGAAACGATCAAACTTTTATCCTAATGGTGAGTTTATACCCTACCAAATGCCTCAGGATTACAGACCATCACAAGGTAGAGGTTCATGTGGTAATTGTGGTATGTTCTCTCAAAGAAGAATGTTTTGCGGTGTATTTAGGACTCAAGGAGTAAAAGACACTTATGTTTGTAACAAATGGCGACCAAGACATTTTAGAAGATAATGGAACTAATAATTTTAAATGATGGTCTATATCAATTAGTTCCTGTAACAAAAGAAATACTAAAAGGCATAGAAATAATTAGTGAGGCAACTTGTTTTGATATGTGTGATATTTTAAGACTCAAACTTACAGGATATGTTGAGAGTATAAATCTTCATGTAATGAATGATGGTAGTGGTTATCTTTTTGGGTGCATTTGTAGATGATTAGTGTTATTTACAAATTATGTCAATTCACGGAAATAGAAAATTAAATAAACCTTTTAGAACACCATCAGCATCTAAAAAATTTGGTGTATTTGTAAGAAACAAAAGGACAGGTAGAGTCCAGATAGTTCGATTTGGTGCAAAAGGTATGCCAATAAGAAAAAACAATCCAACAAGACAAAGAATGTTTTTTGCTAGATTTAGACCTATCTTAGCAAAAGTAAAAGGACAGAAAACATTGAGTCCAGCTTATTGGGCAATCCAATCATGGAAAAAAGGATTTAAGATATGAGTAAAAAAGATGATACAATTAAAGTTAGTTCAGAGTCTAAGTTACAATTACCTTTAGCAAACTTAATTGGAATTATTATTGTAGTATCAGGTGCAGTATTTGGTTATGCAAATCTTACAGGTCGCATATCTGCATTAGAAACAGCAGATACTTTGATGGAAAGTGATCTTTTAAAAAAAGCACAACAAGAACCAAAGAACTTAGAAATGTATATGTTAATAGAACATTTAGCATCTCAAATAGAATCTATTGAAAAAGAGATAGAGGCAAGTAGATACAATAAAGTCAATATAGATCATTTAAAAGAACAAGTAGATAATATAAATAAACAAATAGAAAAATTAAGAAATGGTAGTCACTAATGGAAACAATTATAGCTTTATTGATGTTTGTAGGTACTGAACAAAAACTTATAGAAATGACTTATATGCCATCAATCTCAAAATGCCTTGAAAAAAAAAGGATTAGCACGAGGAATAGTAATGCTACCTTTATGTGTTCGAAAGTAAAAGCTGAATTAGATGCAGATAATAAAATACTTAGGATAGAAAAATTAAAATAATTTATGTGTATTAAAAATGATAGATTGGGTGTTAAAAAGAATAGAAGTATTTACAAGGGCAATATTCCATTGGACTTGGAGAGTTCAAATGCACCGAAAAATAAAAAGGAAAAAGTGAATGGAATTTGTTTTAACTATGGTTATGTGTGCTTTTGTAGAGGGTAAAACAACTTGTATGCAACCACACTCATTTGAAGATAAATATACAGATGCCTATAGTTGTATGCTTGATGGTTATACAAGGTCTTATGACAAAATCGTTGAATTAGGTAAAGATGATGTTAATAAATTTAATATCTACATAAAATTTGGTTGTAATGAAAATCACTCTAACAAAACCTCAACATCTTATATCATCATCAAATAAAAGGTTTAGAGTATTAATATCAGGTAGAAGATTTGGTAAAACATATCTAGCTATAACTGAGATGATGAAATATGCAGCAATACCTAATCAAAAAATATGGTATGTTGCACCGACATTAAAGATGGCAAAAGACATTTGTTGGTCTAATCTTAAAGAAGTTCTTAATCAATTTAATTGGATAGAAGATATTAACGAAACTACACTTACAATAACTATAAGAAAAACAAATAGTACAATATCTTTAAAGTCTGCTGATATACCTGACTCATTACGAGGTACAGGATTAAATTTTTTAATATTAGATGAGTTTGCAGATATAGATAAAAGAACTTGGTTTGAGGTATTGAGAGCATCAATATCAGATACATTAGGAAAAGTATTAATGTGTGGTACTCCAAAAGGATATGGTAATTGGTCTTATGAAATGTATCTAAAAGGTAAGCAAGATCCTGAATGGGATAGCTTTCAATTCACTACTTTAGATGGTGGAATGGTTACAGCAAAAGAAATAGATCAAGCTAGACAAGACTTAGATCAAAGGACATTTAGACAAGAGTTTGAGGGAACATTTGAAAATTATGCTGGTGCTATCTATTATAACTTTCACCCTGTTGAGTCTGTTGTAAATAAAAAATTAGATTGGAAAAAACCTTTACATATTGGAATGGATTTTAACATAGACCCAATGTCGGCTTGTGTTGCACAAATAGAAAAAGAAAAGATATATCTAGTTGATGAAATTGTAATTTATTCAAGTAATACTGATGAAATGGTGCAAGAAATAAGAGATAGATATGGAACTAAATTACCAATATTTATATATCCTGACCCAGCATCAAGACAAAGAAAAACCTCTGCTGGCGGAAGAACAGATTTATCTATTTTGCAAAATGGTGGCTTTACAGTAAAAGTAAAACACAAACACCCAGCGGTAAGAGATAGAATAAATGCTGTAAATTCTAAACTCAAAGATTCAAAAGGTATAAGACATATTTTTGTTAGCAATTCTTGCAAATATCTTATAAAAGGATTACAAAGACAAACATACAAGGAAGATACAAATATTCCTGATAAAGAAGATGGGTTTGACCACATGAATGATGCACTTGGATATATGATAGATTATATAAAACCTTTAGTAACCCAAATGCCAAGTTCATTACCAACAAGATGGAACATTAAATAATATGGCTTATACAAGAGATGATGCTTACGATAC